CATTACTTGCCACATGGACAAAGATTATATATACCGGCGTAACCTTCTTTACAAATGCTTTAAACCGAAGCAGGCCGGAACGCTTACATACATTGAAGACGACGAAACCCGCGAAATAGATTATTACGTCGAATCCGTCGAGGTAGACGAAAAAGGCGTAATACGAAACGGCGTTATATCCCTACTTTGTACGGATCCGTTTTTCCGCGACACAATGGATACAGTCGTCACAATGGCCGGTTGGGTTTCGGGATTTGAATTTGTCCACGAATTCAAAGAAGAAGGCGAAGAATTCGGCACACGTACCGCCGAAGTATCGAAAGAAATTGAAAACGACAGCGCGGCCGATTATATCGGTATCGAAATCGAGATCGAAGCGACCGGCCCCGTTACGAATCCCGCCGTTTATCATTCCGAACAAGATATACATATCAAAGTCGGAACGGAAAATAACCCGCTTAATTTGACAGCAGGACAAAAGATTTTAATTACAACGGCAACAAACCAAAAGAACGTTTATTTAATCGACGGCGAAAAGAAAACGTCAATAAACGAATATTTGGACGAAGACAGCGAATTTATACAGTTGGTACACGGAACGAATACGATTACATACGCCGCCGATTCGGGGCGCGATTACATGGACGTTACAATTACGTACCGCCTGCGCTATTTGGGGGTTTGATATGGAAATACGTATTTATGGCAACGACCTTTACAGAAAGGGGCAAATTGAGAATCACACGTCGTTAATATGGACGCGCCGTTATTATGAACCGGGCGAATTTGAATTACACGCACCGATTACCGACGACAATTTGGCATTACTGCAGGCGGGCAACCTTATTTCTAAAAAGGGCGCAGCCGAAGCGGGCGTAATTGAGGATATCGAAAAAGAAGAATCCGACATAAAGAACGAAATTACCGCAAAAGGGCGGTTTTTATCGTCCTACACCGACCGCCGGATTATTCAAAAGATTTATACCGCAACAAACGTTAACATTGAACAAACAATGCACGATTTATACGACGCGGTTACGGCGATACCGCTTGTTACGCACGGCGAAACCGTAGGGGCAGCAGGGAAAATTACGTTCCAGGTATCGTACAAGAATTTAAAAACCGTTCTTTCGAAATTGGCGCGTGCGGGTACGGTCGGTTGGAGATTTCGCCCGGACTTCACCAACAAACAAATAATATTCGAAACGTACGTCGGGATAGACCATTCCGTCGCGCAGTCGACGAACGGCCGCGTTATCTTTTCCGAAGATTACAACAACCTTGCAAACGCCGTATACAAATACAACGACCAATCGTTAAAAACCCTTGCGGTCGTTGGCGGCGACGGAGAAGGTACCGAAAGGACATACGTAACGGTCGGATCCGGCAGCGGGTTAGACCTTCGCGAAATATTTGTCGACGCCCGCGACATAACACGCGATAGTTTCGACAGTACGTCGGAATATTTAGAAGCGCTAAAACAAAGAGGGTACGACGCATTAAACGAAGATATTGTTTCGGAATCGTTAGAATGCGAAACGGCCCCGGCAATCAATTTTACATATGGTACCGATTACGATTTGGGCGACATTGTGACCGTACGTAAAAAGAAATGGGGTTTATACATGAACCAAAGAATAACGGAACTGCAGGAAGTATACGAATATGGTAACGGTTACGTCGTTCCGACGTTTGGCGACCCGCTGCCGGAATCTATTGATTGGGGGGATTAAGAAAATGAGCGAAACAAACCAGGCATTATTTTATAATTCCGTCGACGGCGACCGCATTTACGACGCGGACGATATGACGACGTGGCTAAAACCTTTCTTTGTAACCGGCGTATTTTACAACGAATTGCAAGTAACCGCCAACGACGATATGACCGTAACGGTTGCGGCCGGATATACCAATATCGGCGGCAAGGTAAAGAATTTTCCGACCGAACAAACCTTTACCCTTGAATTGGCGTCGGGTACCCTGGACAGAATCGACACGGTGATTATTCGTCGCGACGACACCGACCGCGATATTTATATCGAGGTTGTAACCGGCGCGTACGCGTCGAATCCGTCCGCAACGGATCCGGTACGAACGGGCGCGTATTACGATTTGGTATTAGCGCAGATATACGTTGCAGCCGGCACCGTGGCAATCACGCAGGCGGAAATAACAGACACCCGCGCGTCGTCGTCTTTGTGCGGTTGGGTTGTCGCGACCGTAACGGAAATTGATTTCGACCAAATTACGGCGCAGTTTGAAAGCTATTTCGCGAATTATCAAGCGAAGGTATTAAAGCAGTACAAGAATTACGTATCCGTAATTTCAGATTACGGAGACAAGAGCGCGGCGGCGTACGATAGTTGGTCGGACGACCTGGACGAATACCGCGAGAGTTGCGAAACGGAAATAAAAGAACTTGTCGAGGAAATGAAAACACTACTTGACGGCGCAACGGCCGCCAAACTGCAATTGGAAATCGACAGCCTTTCGGCGAAAATCGGAAACGCAATTACCGACCTTTCGACGAAATTAAAATTTACCGACCATTCGTCGAGCGACGCCGAAAAGAAAATCACGGTTACCAACACGACGACCGGCACGGTTACAACGATTACATACGCCGCCGGCGGCGTTTCATATTTCACCGAACCGGGCGAATATAAAGTCGAAATGGAAACCGAAAATTATTTGGTTACGCCGGGATCCTTTACCCTGGATTACACCAAAACAACGGAAACCCTTAATTTCGATATATACGCCGTTTCCGACGACGGATACGTCGGCGGTTATGTCGGCGCGTATGTAACGGCAAACAATTAACACGAAAGGAGAATTTACAAAATGGTTAAACTGCCGAAGTCACTAAAGACACGAAGGGACGTAGAAAATTGTATTGCAATGGTAGAAGCCGGAACCGTTAAAGCGACGGACGTTCTGAAACTTTTATACAAGATTCAGAATCAGAATTATATTAACGTCGCTATTAACGAACTTTCCGACGACAGAAAGACGCAGACGGTTAATTACTGCGCCGAAGCTGCAGAGGGCGGCGCCGTTTTGGGCGGCAAGGTTTCGACGGTAATTAAATCCGTAGAGCATAACAAGGGAACCGACACAAGCGGCAACGAATCGTACGTTTCAACAACCATTACGACGGCAAAGGCGATTACCGCCGGTTCGGGAGTTCTTAAAATCGAGAAAACGCCGTCGGTATACGACAAATACGGTTATACTGCCGACGAATTCCAGGACATTATAAACAGCCTTGAAGGATAAAAAAGGGGGGGTAAAACAAAATGGCAAAGTTTTTTCTTTACGACGCGACGCAGACAAACAGCAAAGCAAAAATTACAACCGCTAAACTTGCGGCAATGGGAAATATTATTGCCGATACGCCGGAATTTATCACGGCAAAGGGCGAAGACGATACAACCGCCCTAACACTTGACGGCGGCGTTATTTTTAACGTTGGCGATTCTGTATTTATTTCTGCAGAAACAGACCTTACCGTCGGCAACCTGGACAGCGGCAGCGCCTTTACAATGGGTACGGATTATTATATTTATGCCTGCGACCCGTCCGCCGGATCCGAAACAGAGGATACCGACGAAGTATATTTAATTTCCGAATCGAGTACATACCCGGACGGATACGACGCCGAAACGTCGCGTAAAATCGGCGGTTTCCATTACGGAATCGTTCGAAAGGTTGCGGACAATCACAACCCGGTAAATACAGACGGCACCGAAAACGGCAGCGGTTGGGAATCAAACGTTTATACCGGCATTGTTCCGAATTCCGTTTGGACACTTTTACACCGCCCGAAATGCGACCCCGCCGGAATGGTTTATTTAGGCGGTTCGTTATGGGGGGATATTTATTTGTCGAGCGACGACGGCGCGTCGGGCCTGCAGTCGGCATACGGCGAAAACCCGATTACGGGTACGGAATCCCTTAATTGGTATATTGCGGTCGAGCGTGCGGCGCGAGTTGGTAAGAGATTACCGACATACGCGGAATACTGCGCGGCGGCGCTTGGATCCCCCGAAGGACAGGACGGCAACAATACGTACGCATGGAGTAGTACCGGCAATAAAGCACGCACGACTTGCGGTAACGTAAAATACGCCGTTTCGTCGTTCAACGTCCGCGATTTGGTCGGTAACGTTTGGAAATGGTTAGACGAACTTATGATGAATAACACGTCGTCCGATTCGTGG